TTATGCCTTACTGAACGCAGCAAGCACCTTTTTCGCATTTGCGTCGGCCTTGGCCTCGGACAGATGGGTATATATGCTTAGTGTCGTGGACGGGTCGCTATGTCCGAGAATCTTCTGCGCGGCCAAAACATCTACCCCGGCATCGTATAGTACTGATGCATAGTTGTGGCGAAAGAAGTGCGGTGTTAGAACGGATGAGAACACGTCTCGTGTGCCGCCCTTTTTTGTCTTTACCGTGCGCAGTAGCTTACTTTCTATCGAGGGGTCTGCTTCGTACATCGCAACCATGAGCTGGTCCCACCAGCGTTTGTATGTGCTTTGTGGTAGGTATGAACCACCTTGTGGCGACTGTATTACATAAACGGATGGCAGACCGCGGCGCGGGTATAACATATCATAAAGCTTGTCCGGTATGGGGATACGACGGTTTGCCGCTTTACTTTTTAGCTCACCGGGATTATTAGTAACATAATCTATATCGCGGCGGACATGCAATGTGCGGCTGCTGAAATTTACATCTTCCCAGCGTAGGCCCAAGGCCTCGCCACGGCGAAGGCCGGCATAATATAAAAGCGCAAGGAGCAGGCCATGTTCATGTGTTTCTATAACACTCAATGCCGCGGCGGTTTCTTCGGGGGTCAACGCACGGCGTTCATTCTTCGTGGCCTTTGGGCGTACAAGCGATATTGCCGGATTGCGGTCTATGCTGCCGTGAGCATATGCATGGGCAAATACGTTCTTCAGTATATTATATGTATCGCCTATCAACGTGTTGCTCTTTTTTGCCAGTCTGTTTACCACCTTCTGCAAGTCTATATCGGTGACAGCTCGCATTTGCTTATCACCTATGTACGGGGCGATATGATTGTTGATAGCATTTGCATAGCTACGTTTTGTAGATGCACTTATTTCGCCCTTTTTGTAAGCATCATACCATTCCTGCATGTACACAGACACAAGCACATTGCGTTGTGCTTCACCTGCACCGAGTATATATGTGCGTATGAGTTCTTGCTTTTTTGCTTCAACTTCTTTTACGGTATATCCGCCTACCCATTTTACCACGGCTTTTCCGTCAGCATCGTGACCAACGACAACCTTGCGGCGTATACGCGCTTTCTTACGTGCCATACTTTAGCCCACCTTACTTAAAGTCAACCGTATATACTATTTCCTCATCATATTTGAAAATAACGCAGTCACAACTGGGTAGGTAGTTTTCATGTATAGTATCGGCGATATATTCCAAGTCACCTTCTTCACTATAACTTATATAGTCTCGAAGGGCTTGAGCGCATTTGTCGCCGGGTACGCCATTGTTATCTAAAAGAAGCTCCATATCACTAAGCGTTCTGCCGCCTGCTATGCAAAGATAAATATATGCAGGGACACCGAGTGTTTCAAGAAGGTCTATTGATGCTTTATCAACATACTTCTTATCTGCTATCATATTTATAATTGCGTCAACGGTGTCGAGATTATCTTCAGCAACTACTGGTTTAGCGTATACAGTTACATATTTTTTATCCTGCATATCATAAACTTCAGTACCTATAACGCGCCTAATCCACGAAGTTTCTTTATAATCTTTTGTGATTTTGGAATAAATGTAATCTCCTGTAGTCTTATCATAAATAGGCCCTGTTTTCTGTGAAGCCGACTCCTCGATAAATGTATTATCGAGGTCGCTGGTGGAATCAATCGATAACATATTAGACTCTATGACTGCGTTAAAGAGAGCAATGTTATTTTCTGATAAGGTTGCTGGATACGAAATCAGCACCGCGGCGGTTTCGGTATCGGCGTCAACTAAATACAGATGGCTATACCAACGTTCTTCCCAGCGAGTGCAATAAAATTCATAACTTACTCCGTAACATTTATAATCGTTATTAAAACCGCGCAGGTCTATTTCCTCAACGTCCTCATTTGTGCTATCATAGCCAGACAAAAAGAGAGCTACTTTATGCGTATCCATTAAATCTAATTTGTTGGCATTTGCGAGTGAAATCATACCGCTGCATTGTGATGGATAAAAGAAAATGGTATCACTGTCGCTGGATTCATTGTACAGCCAGCCTGCTGGAATAGAAAGACTGAAAGTGCCCATATAATAAGTTGTATCTTTTGATAAGGTTGGCATTGAATCGCGACCGGACGTGCAGCCGGAAGCAAGCAGCACTACCGCGATAAATAGGATAAAGACTCTTTTCATGTGACCCTCCATTAAAATTAAGAAAATAAAAATGCCGATTGTGCAATTTTGCGAAAATCGGTACACGAATATGTACTGAACTCAACTTTTACCAATTTTGGTAGTTGACAGTTGCTCACGCCCCTGCTACAATGCAAACACCGAACGAAAGTTCGATAAGTGTTAAGGAGAGACGATGATGACTGCCGCACAAGAATTACATGAGATTATTGATAGACTTACCAGTAACCCAGAAGCATTGCGCGTTATTGAGGCTTACGCGTTGTATCAAATTGCCGCGCGACAACCAGAAGTGCCTCCTGCTGCTCAGGCGTGAGCGTATCCACGAGAGCATGAAGTTCGGCTTGTGTTGGTGTTTGTATGGGGACATCACTCACCTTCTCGGTAAGCAGGTCGGAAAGGTCAACACGCAGATATGCGCAAAGCTTATTTAATGCTTTGGTGCGAGGGACATTCTTTCCAGAACACCACTCCGAGACTGTACTTTTGGCAATACCTAACGCCTTGGCAATATCGGTTTGGGTTATGTTCTTCTCTGATATAATACGCGATAGGTTCTTAGCGAATATTATGCATATTTCACGTTCGTTCATACATCATCCTCCGTTCGCCATCATTATAAGCTAAAATTGAACATGTTTCAAGTTGAAATGGATAAAAGTTCATCTACAACGAAAAAAGTTCTTGCAATATTTAGCCGACCATGATATTATGAGTTTGCTGAGAATGAACTCGCAAGGAAGGAGGCGACAATGTTGTCGTATAAGATAACGCTGGAAGCGGCAAGAGTGAATGCGGGCTTTAGTCAGCGTGAGGCCGCAAGAGCATTGAAAATTTGTCCTGAAACCCTATCAAGCTGGGAAAAAGGCAAAGTGAGCATTAAGGCAGCAAACCTTATGAAACTTTGCGAACTTTACAAGATCCCTGTGGAGTTTATTAGTTTGCTATAGATGTTCGTTGTGGATGAACTATGGCGTGAAGGGAGCAAGAACAGAAAGGAGCGTAATTGAATGGTATGAAACGTTTATCGGTTATCACGGAGAAAGGATATGCGTTAATGGCCGCTATTGATGCTGGCCTGCTGGAGGAAACTGAAGATGGCTGGAATACTGAGAAGTTTGAAAAATTCTGGGCACAGTTTACCCAATCGAGGGAGAAGAACCCAATAAAGTACTCAGTAAAATGGCTAAAACGGATGTGGCCAATGAGACGATAATTGGGATTAAAACGGAGCGAAACAAAAATGATTTGAATTCATCACGAATGATACTGCGGTATTCGCGCCCCTTATGCTCGATTTGTAGTGTGAGGACAATGCCGGAAAGGCTTGATTGCAGATGCGAAATACAATTCATGTCTTCAAGAGAACGACATATTTCACAGGCTTCTTCAATGCTTACTTTACCGGAATTGATAATTGCATCGGCAAATAAAGACTGCTGAAATATAGAACCCGCAGGAAACGTTGCGTTGAGAATGTTCATAACAATTTTCTGTTTTCGCGTCATAATATAACCTCCATTTTTCAACATTATACTACAAGATGGCAAGAAAGGGGAACAAGTGAACGTGGAAAGATTAACGCATGAGAGAGTTAATGGCATCAAAACAGGCTATTGGAGTGCAGCTACCAAAGATAAAATTATTCAGAAGCTTGCAGCCTATGAGAATACGGGCTATGAACCGGATGAAATACACGCGGCCATTGAACGAGCAGCTGAGAGTGGCCAAACCAAGGCCGCGATTATCATGGCAGAGTGCGTTGCCGGAGCTATAAAAGGAGCCCTCGAAGAAAATGAGCGAATAAATGGGAGCACACAAGCGAAAAGGAACATAGAAGTATGAAGCCGTATATAGTGTATTTCTTTATCAAGGAGAACCGAAAGGAATATCTGGCCGATGTAGTTATTGAGGCCGCGTCAGCAAAGGAGGCGTGTGCGCGCTGCAAAGAATGGTACTTTAAGAAGACAGGTAAAAACGCATTTCGCCCGACTACAAGCATAAGTGATGAAACCAAAAAGTGGCACGCAGAGCATGACAGCCTTGCGATACTTAACATCAATGAATAAATAAGGAGGAACAAACATGTCAAAGGAATTTAGCATTGGAGCGCTTAGGGCAAGGGATAACTTTGAGATGAGCCGTAGCGACATTGTGGTAAAAATGGTTGAGCGAATGGAGATATATGCTGTAGCTTGTGAGGAAATGGCCAGAAATGAATCGGTGCGTCCGGAATTGCGAAACAAGCTGGTGCAGCACTTATATGCTTGCTTCTGCGAACTTTCAGATTTCCTTATTAACGTTATAGGAATAGAGATATATAACCCTGTTACGGGCAGGCTTATTTCGGCAGAGTTGTTCGATAGGGTTTATCTGGGCGAAGCAATACTGGCATCTAAGCTATCCTGCGACAAAAAGCAGCATGAGGACTGAAAAGGCCAAAAACTCTACGAAGGGAGACAAAAATGTACATAACAAACATATGGGGCGGAGTATTCAGCTTCTTTATACCGGGCGTGGTATTCGGGTTGATGATAGCCATTGCCATTGTTGAGGGATTTGTTATCCGTGAGCGCAGACGAGAACAGCAGAAGTCAGCTAAGAGGGAAGAAAAATGAGCATGGAAGTTGTTGCAGCATATAGCCAAGAAACGCTTGAAGCGATTGCGGCAGAATATAAAGCCGCATATGAAAGCGTAGTCCATACCGTGCAGCATCTTCAGGCGGCTGCCAATAAGTTGGCACTGTATGAACCTCTGCCTGTGGCGGAACAATGGGTGCGCACATGGGGCGAAACGGTGAATAAAAAGACTGCCGCCAAAATGCTGGGCGTAAGCATAAGTCAAGTAAACCGCCTGATAGCTAATGGCGATTTGGTTACAACTACATCGGAGGACGGGCGGAGCCGTGTAATAGTGCGCGCCGCGGCGGAGTATGTTGCAATGGCATCGCGGCGCATAAAGCCTGCGCCCAAGGTTCCTATGACACGTAAAGGCAATCCGATTAGGTTTATTCCGTAATAGATAGAATGGCAAATATACTACATGAAAATGGCCGGCATGGAAGGGGATTCCATACCGGCCGTGACGCACGAGAGTGCGCCGCCTATCCATAACTATTATAGCATTATCGGGAATGAAAAACAAGCTTGTGGAAAAGCTTTTTGGGCTTGTATTGCGTATTAACACAGCGACAACAGGCGGAAAATGCAATACACACAAGGTATGGTTATGGCGGCGTGAAGCGTTGTCAATGGGAACGTGGAATAAATGCCATGCGATATGCGAGAAGAATAGCAATGCTGTTCCGTGGAACGTAGAAGTGGACAAGCTGAAGTTTGTTCGGGCCTTTATGCCGCGAAAGCCCATTGACATAAGCAAGCGCCAATATGCTATGGCGCAGCCCTGCCCCTATACGGGGCGGGGCTTGACCACCCAATAGCAAAGAAAGCAGCTCATACTCGCTGCACTAACGGGAGGAACGGTATGCTGTATGGCGATGATATAACAAGTTTATATGACATTGACAATCCCGAAGAAGAAACAGGCATAGAGCTTGCGGAAACGGTAAGGTCTAAGGCGATAGAAAACTACCGCGTGAAGCTAACGAAGCCCGGTCCGATGCTTGAAATAGAGGCTTACCCGGTATTGAAGCATAAGAAGGAGATGCAGCGGGCAAAGAAAGCTAAGAAAACGTCAGCGGCGCAGGCCCGAGTAAATCAGCGAAACGCCGCCATGAAACTTAACAGGCTTATTCAGCATAATTTCCCGGAGTACGAAAGCTATGTGATAGGCCTTGATTATGAGTTATCGCCAACGCCAGAACAGGCAGCTAAGGATAGGGAAGCATTTATACGCGGCCTGAGACGGCTGTATAAGAAAAATGGTGTTACGCTGAAATGGCTTGCAGTTACGCCGTGGACAACTAAAACGGGAGCGCCAACAAAACGCTTGCATCATCACATTGTTATAACTGGCGGCGTGGATGAAAACGCTATACGCGCATTGTGGATGCGCCGCGGCAATGGCCGTATACACTTAGACCCATTGCAGCCGGATGCAAACGGCGTCACGGGGCTTGCGAAGTATCTGGCTAATCATTTGCATGGGGCCAAGCGCTGGACGGGGAGCAGAAACCTTGTGATGCCGCCGAGTATATATCCTAAAAGACATATGTCAAAGGCTCGGGCATATACGCTGGCGATGGACTACGAAGCCGCAAGAACCATATTCGAGCGGCAGCATAAAGATTACACATTTGTATCGATGGAGGTGCGGTTTTCCGATTATGTGGATGGAGCATATATTTATGCCCGCATGCGAAAAAAGAACACCGCGCCGCGGCGGAGGTAAACGTGGAGAGAAAATATGAAATAACCCAGTGCATAAACGGTGAAAGCATAGTGCTCTTTACAGCGAGCAGTATGGCTGAATTGTGTAAGGCATATCGGCATTTTCAGCCTGATAGCCCATGGTATCAAGACAAGCCATATATACGTATGCGCATATGCGGCAATATCCTGCCGATATACAAGGCTGAGAAATTGTGTATGAAGCAGCACGGCGAAACGGATTGATAAAAACAAGAAGGAGATATACAGCATGAAAATTAAAAGCATTGCAGCCCTATGCAAAAAAGTGAGACACGCAGTAATAATGGACAGCGCAAGCGCAGACGGTAGTATTGTACAATTCATTGGAGATGGCAATGCTGCATACATATGCGATGGCTTGCCGACAGTGGAGGAAGAAAGCCTGCTGGCGATATTTGATGTGCCGCAGGAACAACGCAATACTTGGTATGTGAAACGGTCAAACGTATATGATATGCTGCTCACGAGCAACGATATGCCACTATATGAGAGCAGGGTACATATAACATACGGCGGTAAAGAACTTATACCGCTATACACACATACGCGCAGAATTGTGTTTATAGATGCTAAATATCTGGCGCCGCTTGCAGATAACCCTACAATGGAACTATATCTGCGCAATGCGAACTCTACGCCTGTGGTTGCAGCTAAGACAGGTTTTATAGACCTTGCAATCATAAGCATATACAAGGCAAAGGATAAAGCTATGGCGGAGGAACTTAAAAGAATAGCTGCATATGTGCAATACACGGTATCGATTGCCGATGACGGCAGCGAGAGTGGCCAGTGCTCAATAGAGCTTGAGCAGGAAACTGAAGATTGAAATAAGGCTATGCCGCGGCGGCACATTTAGAAAAGTGAAAGGAGGGCAAATATGATGGAGATAACGAAAGAACAGCGTAGAGAAATGCAGAAAAGACTGAGCCGCTGGGGCACGGTTATATGGATGAGGACAAAACAACAGGAAAAGATAGAAGCCCTTAAAGAGCGCCGCGATGCATTATGCGACGCATATACGCCGCTGCCGGACGGCCAACCGCACGGCACAACGCCGGGCGACCCAACGGCAAACGCGGCAGCACAACGCGAGAAGCTTCGTGCGGCTTATGACAAAGCCATAGATGAGTTGTGCGAAAGCATAGATATGATGCTGCGCGAGTATGTGCAGCTTGACGGTGCGATACTTCAGCTGCCACACATACAGCAGCGTATAATCTATGCGCGCTATGAAGTGCATGAATGCAGCGGGAAAATGTATAGCCGCGGCGGAGACTCCGTTGATTCGCATCAATCGTGGGCCGATATAGCAGAACGGTGTAACGTTTCTGCGACAACGGCGCGCCGCCTTCATGCCCTTGCTATAGATGCACTTATAAAAAATATTGGGCAAAATTAAAAGTTGGACACTTTTGGACAGATTTGGCGAATTTTATATGTTATAATCTTAATGTGGGAAAGAAGGAAGGAAAATGCCGAGACTGGTTACGTGCCCGCATTGCGGGCGTGTACATAGCAGCGCATATCATTGCAGCGATAAGCCGCGGCGGGAGTATGTGCGCAGAGAAGCAGAAAAAGGACGCTATACGTCTGCATGGCATCAGAAAGCTAAAGAGATAAAAGAGCGAAGCAACTATCTGTGCGCCGTGTGCCTTGACAATCGGATTCTAACCTATGACGGTTTGGAGGTGCACCACATAGTTAAGATCGCGGACCGACCAGAACTGTTGCTTGAAGATAGCAATCTTATATGCCTGTGTGTGCAGCATCACAAGCAGGCGGATAGGGGATGTATATCACCTGATTATCTTATGCGCCTGGCGCGCCTTCGGGATACTCCCCCCGATAGATGACGGCCTGCTGAGTTGAGAATGCGAAAACCACACGGCCCCAGCTGAATATAAAAAATTCCCAAAACCGAAAAATCGGAGAAACGGAGGTTGATATGGCCAGACCGAGTAAAAGCGTGGCTGTTTTAGCCGCCGAAAAGCAATCGCATCGTACAAAGGCGGAATTGAAACAGCGAGAAACGGCTGAAAAAGAACTTGCAAGCGGAAAGCGACTGAAAGAGCGGGCGGAGGTAAAAGCTGACCCGGTAGCACATAAGGAGTATTTGAGAGTATCAGGACTGCTTGCAAAAATAAAGAAGAACGATGCACTATACGAGCGTATAATAAACGATTACTGCAAGCTGCAAGCCGAGAGTGCGGACATGGAGAACATAAAGGCGGAGTTTAGAGCATCGCGCGAACAGCTTGAAAAGGAATATAGAAGCGGCATGTTATCGGACGAGGACGGTGGGCTTAAACCGTCCTCGTACTATCGACTAATGGCAAGCATGCAGGCAAATATACTTGCTCTCGATAAGCAAATACAAGCGAAGCGCAAAATGATGATGGACATAGAGCGCGAATGTGCGATGACTATATCCGCAGCACAACGCAGTATACCGAAGCAACCAACCAAAGCAAACCCACTTGCCGAATTGCTCAAAGGTGATGTGTAATGGTTGAATCCGGCCCTGCGGTAGCGTATGCGCGATGGTGCACTGCAAGAAGTAACCACAAAGTGCCGCGCTATGTTAAAAAGCAGGCCAAACAGTTCCTCGACATAGTGGCGGGCAAGGACATGGAAGCGCATATAGACGAGAGAGCATATGCGCGTATATGTAATCTTTTGCGTATAATGGTGCATCCAGATATTGGCAAAAGTCTATACGATAGCCTTGAGGATTATGCGTGGTTGCTGATAACCGCAGTATTCTGCGTTAAGGACAATGAGAATCGCCGCTACTATAATACGGCCGTACTTGAAATAGCCCGCAAGAACTTCAAAACGTTCAACGCGGCAATAATCTTTATATTGCTTATGCTAACAGAACCGCAGTTTTCGCGGTTCTTTTCAGTTGCGCCGGACTTGAAACTTTCAAGCGAACTGAAACTTGCGATACGCAAGATAATAAAGAGTTCGCCGCTTCTGGCTGATGATGGAGTATTCCGTGTGCTGCGCAGCGAGATACGCTGTAAGTTGACAGATAGCGAATATACGCCGCTTGCATATAGTCAGGATAGAATGGATGGCAAACTTGCCAACGCTTTCCTTGCTGATGAGGCGGGGGCAATGGATGCATATCCCATTGAAGCCATGCGATCATCGCAGATAACTTTGAAATCAAAGCTTGGCATAATCATATCCACCCAGTATCCCAATGATGGCAATGCTATGATAGATGAAATAGACATTGCTAAGAAAACGCTGGATGGGTTACTTGATAATGCAAGGCGCTTTGCGTTGCTGTATGAACCGGATGATGAACTGCTTACAAATGACCAATGGGAGAATAATGACCTTGTAATATATCAGGCTAATCCTGTAGCAGTGAACAACAAGGATGTATTTAATGCTATACGGGACATGCGCGCTATGGCCGTATTATACGAAAACAAGCGTGAGAACTTCCTGTGTAAGCATTGCAACATCAAGTATAAGGGCCTTGGCGTCGAGGGGTATGTGGATATAAACAAGGTAAAGGCATGTCGCATAGAGGATAACCCCAACTGGTGGCGTGGACGGCGTGTATATCTTGGTATGGACTTATCGCAGACGGATGATAATACAGCAGTTGCCATGGTTACCGAAGAAGATGGTGTAATACACGCCAAGGTATGGGGCTTCGTGCCGGCCGATAAGGTGGCGTATAAAAGCAAGAAGGAAGGCGTTGACTATAAACGGTTGATAGCTCAGGGCGTATGCTTTGCCTGCGGGGATGAAGTCATAGGCTATGATTTCGTTGAACAGTTTATTTTGGAGTTACAGGACAAGCTTGGGGTTGTTATCGTGCAAGTTGGATATGACCGCTATAACGCTATATCTACTGTCCAGAAACTTGAAGCGGCTGGGATTGAATGCGTGGAAGTGCGGCAGCATTCAAGCGTGCTGCATAGCCCCACCAAACTCCTGCAAGAAAAGATACTCAGCAGAAAATTTGCATATAGCGAGAATAGAATGCTGGAAATAAACTTTGAAAATGCGCGCTGTACGGAGGACACAAACCGCAATAAGTACGTTAACAAAAAACGGTCAGCGGGCAAGGTGGATATGGTAGTTGCAATTATTAATGGCGTATATTTGCAAGAGCAAGAAGACCTATATGGCATGGATTTTGTTATTCAAACTTAGGAGGATTGCATGGGAATATTTGATATATTTCGAGGTGAAAGGCGCGCGGAGAGGCAGGTGAGTTTTGATGACGAATTGCTTAGAGCGCTGCTAAGCAGCGAGAAAGTGACGCGAGAAACAGCGCTGCAAATACCGGCAATATCCAGCGGTATAGAGCTTATTGCAGGAATAATTGCCAGTACCCCGATTAAGCTTTACGTTGAGAAAGACGGGAAAACCGATGAAGTAAAAAATGACCCAAGGCTTAGGCTGCTGAACGATGAGACAGGGGATACTCTAAACTCAAATGAGTTCTGGCGCGCAATGATACATGATTATTATCTTGGCCGCGGCGGTTACGCATATATAAACCGCAGTCGCGGTCGTATAGTGTCGCTGCACTATGTAGATTCGAGGCACATAACCATTCTGCACAGTACGGACCACATATTCAAGGATTATGATGTGTGCGTAGACGGCGTGCGTTATGCACCGTATAATTTTATCCGAATACTGCGCAACACTTGTGATGGCGCAGAAGGTACGCCGATAACTGCTGATAACTCAAAAATAATCGAAACGGCTATGCAAACTCTGCGCCTTGAAAGCTACTTTGCGAAAAAAGGCGGTAATAAAAAAGGCTTTATAAAGTCTAAAAAGAAACTGGACCAAGGGGCAATAGATAGGCTGAAAGAAGGCTTTGCACAAATGTATTCTAATGACAGCGACAACGTTGTTGTGCTTAGCGACGGCCTTGACTTTCAGGAAACCTCAAGTACATCGGTAGAGATGCAGCTTAACGAGAACAAGAAGACTAATGCGGATGAGTTTGCGAAGCTGTTCCACGTCCCCGTGGATACCATGGAGGGTAAGACGAAAGATATGGCGGCACTTGCCAAACTCGCAGCGATACCGCTTATGACTACGATACAATGTGCGCTAAATGCGAGTTTGCTGCTTGAGAAGGAGAAAGGGAGCCATTATTGGGCATTTGACACTAAAGAACTGCTGAAGGGCGATATAAAAGAGCGATATGAAGCATATAAACTTGCGCTTGACGCGAATTTTATGCAAGTAGATGAGGTGCGTTTCGCGGAAGACCTTGCGCCGCTTGGACTTAACTGGATAAAGCTTGGATTGCAAGATGTACTTTACGACCCGAAAACAAAGGTAATATATACGCCTAATACAAATAAGACGGGCGTTATGAACACCGAGGCAATGTCAATGCGCAATGCCGAGGCGGAATAAAAGGAGGCAAATGTGAGAGTAGAAATAAGGGCGGATGGTGCGCACATAAGCGGATATGTGAATGCTACAGGCAAAACGAGTCAGCCGGTTATTACGCCGCGTGGCAAGGTTGTTGAAACGATAGAGCCGGGAGCATTTGAACGCGCGATAGAGCGGGCAAAGAATATAACTGTTACAGTTGACCACGAAACACACGTGTATGCCAGTGTGGAGGCACATACACTCAAACTATATGAGGATTACATAGGATTATATGCTGATGCGCTTATAACTGACCCCGAAGTAGTTGAGCATGGGCGAAATGGTGACATACGCGGCTGGTCGTTTGGTATGTTCAATGTTGTTGATGATATGGAGGAAAGAGCGGGGCAGCTGCCATTGAGGCACGTTAAGGATTTGGACCTTGACCATATAACGCTGGTAATAAACAAAACGCCGTGCTATTCCGCCACGAGTGTAGAGGTAAGGGCGGAAGGCGAAATAGAACTGGAAACACGAACAACAGAACAAAAGACGCAAATAACGGAGGAAAAGCCTCCGTTTTTTGATAACTCGGCTTACAGGGCACGAGTGGAAGCAACTAAAAAACAAAACGGAGGTAAGAAATGAACAAACTGAAGAAACTGAACGAACAAAGGGCAGAGCAGCAGCGTGTAATGGATGAACTGATAAACTCTGCCGACAGCGAGAACAGGGCGCTGACAGCTGATGAGATAGCGAAGTTTGACGCGGCGGAAGCTGCCATAAAGGCTATCGATGAAACTATTAGCCGTGAGGAACGCGCGCGTAAGAACGTGATAACCCGCGGCGGCGATACTGAGATGGAAGAACGAGCGGCAAGGGATTCGCAGATGTTCTCTGATTACGTCTTGGGTCGTGTTACTGAAATGCGCACAGGAGAACAGAACGTGTCCATGGGTAACAATGGCGCAATAATCCCTACCACCATTGCGCGTGAGATAATCAAGGAGGTTAAAGACCGCTGCCCCATACTTGAAGGTGCTACGATATACCGCACTAAAGGCAAATTGAAGATACCCGTCTGGGACAAGGCGAATACTACGCACGATATAAGCGTTGGCTATCAAAGCGAGTTTACCGAACTGACTGCTGATGCAGGCAAGTTTGATAGTGTTGACCTTGACGGCTATCTTGCGGGCGCATTGGTGTTGATAGGCCGCAGCGTGAGCAATAATGCCGATTTCAACGTAACTGACTTCATAGTCAACGAAATTGCCGAACGAATGGCTTATTTCATTGAAGGCGAATGTCTTAAAGGCTCCGGTTCTTCTGCGGCAACTGGCGCACTTTCTACTACTACCAGCATGACCGCTGCGTCGGCTACTGCTGTAACTGCGAATGAACTTATAGCACTTCAGGCTAAAGTGAAACAGGGGCATCAGCGCAATGCGTGCTGGACTATGCATCCGGATACCTTCACTGCTATAAAGCAGCTTAAGGACAGTCAGAATCGCTATCTGCTTCAGGGTGATTTTTCAAGCGAATTTCCGTATCGCCTGCTTGGTAAGCCTGTATATCTTTCTGATAATATGCCTACTATGGCTGCAAGCAGCAAAGCAATACTTTACGGCGATTACAGCGGCCTGAGCGTAAATATACGTGAAGATATTTCCATTGAGGTGCTGCGTGAGAAGTATGCTACACAGCATGCTATCGGCGTGGTGGGCTGGTTCGAGTTCGATGCTAAGGTATCGGATAACAGGCGGCTTGCGACTCTGGTAATGAAGTCTGCTTAATCGGCCATGAAGCTGAGTGAAATAACTGCGGATGATGTAGTTAGTTATTTGCGTCTTGAAGGTGCGCCATGTGATTATGACCATTTGCATGCGTCCATGGCGGCCGCCAAGGCGTATATATCAAGCTATACGGGTATACCGCAATCAGGCGAAGGCGAAACACTGGACGATTATGAAGACATATATCTTGCGTTTATGGTGCTATGCCAAGATGCATATGACAACCGTTCATATGTTGCCGAAGGTACGGCAGCGAACCGCGTTGTATGCAGCATATTGGATATGCATGCGAGGAACCTGATATGATTATTGACCCGGGCGAGATGGATAGGCTTATAGCCGTATTAAAGTACGAAAACGGTGTATGGCGAGAGACGGGACGGTTGTGGGCAAAGGTTGAATACACGGCAAAAATAGTATATTCGGCCTTTGCCGCAAGTTCGGATGGGTACAAAGTTACTATACGCAAAAACGGACTTGTGAGGCTTGAGTCAGCGTTGGAAATTGATGGCGAGCATTGCATGATAACTACGTTTGAAACAAGCCCACGGATGAATTACGTTATGCTATCCGTAGCTAAACTTGCACCGGTGGAATGCATATTGCGCCGCCAAGGCGAGGATACAGGCACTTTTTACGGGATATTTGCCGAAAAATATGTGCGATTTGAACATAAAACGCCGTATGCTGGACAGGATGTAGGGCTGCTGCTTATAACACCGAAGACGGTAGCGCTTAGAACGGGCGATATAGTAGCGGCTATGGACAAACGTTTCAGCGTGCAGGAATGTCATATGATGGAGAAAACACATAACGCATACGAAGTTTACTGGACGGGGGACGCATAATGCAGAGCATAGACGAAGGAGAGCTCGCGAGAATTGGCAAAAGAATAGATAAATTGCTAAAAGATGCACCAAACATGCGGCGAAAGCTACACGAGCAAATGGGCGATGTTGCATATAATGCTGTAATGCAAGAGGTATCTCGAAGCACACAGCGGCATACGGGCAATTTGCAGCGATGGCAGAGTAAATATGTCGGCAGCGGTGGCGGATATACGGCCGTGCGTGCCGAGAAGGGCATTGTAGGCAAAAACAGTCCGGGAGCTATTACGAACTACGTAAACAGTGGCCACCGTATACGTCCATCAAACACCAACAGAAAAAGAAAAACAAACGTAGCATATGTTGACGGACGATATTTTTATCAAACGTCTAAGCGTGATTTACCCGAAAAGCTTGCAAGGCTTGGTGAAGCGTTTGTAAATGAAATGGCCGGGCGGATTGTTGGGAAGAAAATATGATAAAAACGAATGATATAATTAGCGCATTAAAAAACGTGCTTAGAGTTGCATGCGCTGACTGTAAAGAGGTATATACCGAAGAAATGCCGCAGGACTTTGAACGTCCATCGCTATATATTTCGCTTCAATCGGTATCGAGAACTGCTATAACGTGCAAAACGATGCAGAATAAAGCCAAAATCAAGATAAACTGCTTTGCTGTAAAGGATGACTATGGTTATTCTACGGAGTCAGACCTTAATACTCTTATGGGGAAAGTGATGCAGGTGATTGAAGCGGGATATATATGCATGGGCGATAGGGCGGTTGCGCTGAATGTGCAGATCGGCGAGATACAAGCGGATTATGCATGCATAACTCTGGATGCGTTATATACTACAGCGCGAAACGAAAGCGAAAAGGCATACGACCTGATGCGGGTTGTTAAAACGAAATTGGAGGATAGAAAGAAATGAGTGGATTACCGAGCATTACAATAACGTTTACTTCGGCGGCGCGAGCTGTGAGCCGCCGTGCGGGGCAGGGTATAGTAGCAATGGTGCTTACTGATGCCGGAAGCAATACGGCCGGCATATATCATATTGCAGCGGAAGCGGATATACCAGAGGGCTTGGGCGTAAATAACAAGGCATACATAGCGCGCGCCTTGACTGGCAATGTGAATCGCCCTGCAAAGATAATAGTTTTGGTTAAAACGGCCAGTACCACAATGGCAACGGCGCTTGCGAGTCTTGCGCTGTACGATTTCGACTGGATTGTTGGTGACCCTGACTTGTCAACCGCTGATGCGGCTACCATAAAGACGTGGATAGCAACGCAGCGTGCAGACTACGATAAGATATATAAGGCGGTCCTGCCGAATGTAGCTGCGGACAGCGAAAGCATAGTGAACTTTGCCGCTGAAGATATAAAGGTTGGCAGCACAACTTATGATACTGAGGCGTTTTGCAGCCGAATCGCCGGGATAATCGCGGGTACGCCGCTGAAGCAGTCCATTACCAACACAATATTGCCTGAAGTGTCAGACGTTAAACGCATGTCGAAGGAAGAAGCGAATACGGCTATAAATGCGGGCAAGTTGATACTTGTACATGACGGCATAAAGGTGAAGCTTGGGCGCGGCATAACTTCGCTTACTACTACAACGAACAAGAGTAAACTGCTCAAAAAGATAAAGCTAAGTGAGACGCTTGACATAATCAAGCGCGATCTGCGCGTACTTACGCAGGATAATTATATAGGTAAACTTGCTAACAGCTATGATAACAAGGTTGTACTTATATCTGCATATCTTGCTTATCTGAAAGAACTTGAAGCGGAAGGAATATTGCAATCCGGTAAATCGACTATGGAGATAGATATTGATGCGCAGCGGGCGTATCTGAAGGCGCGCGGCGATAATGTTGCGAATATGACGGATGACGAAATCAAGACGGCCGATACTGATGAACAGGTATTCATACGCGGAAGCATACGCATGCTGGATGCGATAGAAGACGTGGCGATCAACATGGAGTTTTAACAGGAGGATAATATGGATAAGGCAAGCAGAATAATATCGGGAACTTGGGGCGAGGTATGGCTTGACGGTGCATACGTAGCCGAGGCGGATGGATTGCAGGCCAAGGTATCATTCAACCGAGAACAGATAAGGCAATGTCGCAAACTGACCAGCGGCAGAAAACTGATGAGTATAGAAGGCACGGGAAGCCTTAGCATGTATAAGGTAACATCTCGCATGGCGGAAGCTCTTAGCAAGGTAAAGGCTGGAACAGACCCGGCATTTACTATAATCAGCAAACTTGACGACCCCGATGCGTATGGAGCAGAACGAATAGTGTTGAGCGGAGTAACATTTGACGACCTTACTCTTGCCGACTGGAAGGTAGGCGAGATAGGCAAGGTGGAAGCGCCGTTTGCGTTTGAGGATTATGAGCTGGTAGACACTATTACAGAAAGGTAAAAAATATGGATAGCATTGATATGCTGCTTGGATGCGGCAAAAAGTTGACTGAAATACCTACAGCAGAAATAGAGGTGTCACGGCTTACGGAAATGGCAGGCGAATCGTTTGTAGTTCGTATACGTGCATTGACGGCAAGAGAATTTGACGAGCTGCCCAAGGATGATTTTAGGGCGCATGTGATATTGAAGGCCACTATTGACCCGGAATTAGCGGATATACGCATTGCGGATATGCTTAAACCTGCAAGCCGAAGTGCAAGACTTACGCCTGTTGAGGTCGTTAATGCATTGTTTTTGCCGGGCGAGGTTGTGAACCTGTATAACGCCATAACTGACCTTAGCGGCTTTGGTGAGGAAAGCATAAAGAACATAAGAAAAAACTGAGGAACACCCCGGAATTTGAGTTTATGCTGTATCTATTCCATACGCATAACATACTTCCGGGGCAGTATTATGATATGCCAACGGGCGAAAAGATAATGCTGCGGGCATTTGTGGATGAGATATTAGAAAGGAGCAAATAAGCCCATGGCGGCACGAGCAGATGTAAGCATAATGATAACGGCTAAGGATAACTACTCTGAGGCCATTATGAAAATGCAGAAAACGCAGACCGCATTCCGCAAAGACCTTAAAGCGATGCAAAAAGACCTTGACAATCTGAATAAAAGTAAAATTCAGCTTAAAGTTGACCTTACGCAGACTAAAAAGGAACTTGCGGAAGCAAAAAAGAGATTCCTTGAACTTGGTGATGCTGAATCGCGGGCGGCTTATATGGCGGCTGAAATGAACTACGATAACGTGAAGGCCAATCTCGATGCTGTATCGAAATCCATAAGAAGCACTCAGCGTGATATGGACAATCTTACTGGGGCGATGTCGAAGGCAGATGCGCGTATGGGAAGCAGCGGCGGAGGCGGAGAAGGTGGAGTACTGTCTCAGCTATCTAAAGCAGGACTCTTTAACATGCTTAGCAGCGCCGGTGGGGAACTCGCGGGAACGCTTGTGACTTCGGCGGCAGGCGAACAGATTGGCAACTGGATAACATCAATAGCAGGCGGTGCCGCATCCGGCGCCGCCCTTGGTTCGGTTGTACCCGGAATTGGCACGGCCGTAGGTGCGGCCGTGGGTGCCGGCGCCGGAGCTATCAAGGCATTCACGCAGCAGTTTAGCTCGAAAGACGATGCGTTCAAGTCTGTTGTGGAAGATACTTATAACGATATTAAACAGACACAGGCAGAAGCACTTGATAATGGCTCAAGCTTAGCTGCAAATCGAGAAACTTCTCATATGTCGTTTGCTACGTTGTTTGGAGACGAGAAAGAAGCGGATGGATTCATACAGAATGTAACTGATTTTGCCAATAAGACACCGTTTATGTTCGATGACCTCACCAGTATGAGTAAGGTGCTGAAAACATACGGATATGAAGTAAACGAGTTGCTGCCTACAATGCAAAAGATAGGAGATGCAGGCGCGGCACTTGGCTTGGACCAATCTGGCATGTCTGCAATAGCGACATATTTGGGCCGCATGAAGTCAACTGGCAAGGTGACTATGGAATACCTTAATCCACTACTCGAGCGAGGCATACCCGTATGGGACTATCTTGCAGCGGCATCCGGCAAGACGAACAAAGAAGTGCAGGAGATGGTAAGCAAAGGACTTGTGCCGGGCGAAAAGGCAGCGGCAGCATTAGCGGATTATATGGGCGCCGATTTTGCCGGCAGCATGGAGAAACAGGCAAAAAGTTATGCCGGCTTGACATCTACACTGCAAGGCATGCAGGATGAAATGGATGTTGCTATGGGCGAAGGCTATAACGAGCAGCGCAAACTTGGCATGCAGGCTGAAATAGATTGGCTTTCAGGTGACTCTGGTGACAGAATGAAAGAAGCCAACCGCCTCGTTGGCGAATGGCAAGCAAGTCTTGAAAACGAAAAAGAACGGCTTTTGCGTGAGACGCTCGATAATGTAATGAACTCTGATGAGTTTGCAGAGGCTGATAATGTGAACAAAGGGAGGATGCTTGCAGAAGCACAGGCAAAAGCACAATCGGATTACCTTCAGAGCGATGCATATAAACTTCAGTTGGAGGCGAACGAGGCACTTGTAGACCAGATACAGATAGACATGGTTGATTCCTATTATTATGCAGGGTATTCGCTGGGCGAAAAGTTTTCGGAGGGCACAATAGACGGAATGTTGTCAGGTGGCCGTACCATTCCAGAAGTTATATTTGGCAAAGAGTATAAACCTGCAACGAGCGAAATTAGAACAAAATACGGGAAGAATTTCGCTTACGGCCTTGAACGGGTGCCGTATGATGGATTTGTTGCCACGCTACATGAGGGCGAGCGTGTGCTTACGGCCGCACAGGCCCGCGCACAGGATAGCGCCGGTGGCGGGCAGATAATCATAAGCGGGAATCAGTTTACGGTACGCGAAGATGCCGACATAGACCGGATTGCTACGGAACTATATCATAAAATAGCGGATGCCAAATCAGGATATATAGGAGAGGTGAGCCTTGTATGAGCATAGCTAAGTTTTGCTTTGACGGAAGTCTTATTTTGCCGATTACGCCGGAAACGTTTGAGGTAAGCAGCGGCATACGAATAGAAACTATAAATATCCATGCCATTGGCGATATACGCATAGCCGGATACCCAACGCTTGATAGTATAAGCATATCCGGCATATTTCCCGCAAATCGATATAGCTTCGCTGTAACCGATGATATAACCCCGTATGCGCTTGCAGCAAAGTTCAAGGAATGGGCAGCGTCACGCAAGGTAGTGCGCTGGCTTGTTACAGGATCCGACGTTAACATGCCGGTGCTTATAGAGAGTATAAGCTACGGTGAGAAGGACGGCAGCGGAGATGTGTATTACACGCTGAGAATGGCTGAATATCGCCATGTGAGCGCATCTTCCGGGCGCTCGATAGACCGTTATCCAAAACTGCCGGATGTATATACGCCTGAAAAGGGAGAGAACCTTTTTATTGTGGCGGATAAGGTTTATGGCGACAAGAATAAGGCAAAATTTATTGCCAGCGCAAATGATATGAACAATATATACAGCAGACGTAATGCGCTGCGGCTACCGAGTATAAGACAATGAAACTGAGAATAAACGATATTGATGTTACACAGCTTGCAACTACTATAACTACGAGTGGCAGCGAGAAGGAATGCGCGCGCACATTGAGCGCCAATATAGTACAATCGCCTACTGATAGCAACATACCGGCTGTACCGATGAATGCGGGCGATATGATTGCATTTGAGGCAGACGGGCAAAGCTTTAGCGGCATTATTACGTCCGTGCAAAGGTCTACGGCGAGCAGCACAATTACTATAACTGCTAAGGATTACATCGCTTGACAAGGGCACACAGCCCTTTGTCGTGTGCGATGGATAAGTAAAAGTCAAATTTTCCACTCAATCGAAACGTGTTCGTCGGTTGCGCGGATCTGTGAGATCAGGCCGTCGGCAACCTGCCGCCTGTCCTCGAAGTCAATTTCTTCCCATTGGTTGAGGTAGACCGACAACCGCTCGATCTGCTCCGGGGACATGGTTTCCGCCGACAGCGCCGCAATCTCTTTTGTCAGGGTTTGGCGGCGTGTGTCCAACTCCTCAATTTTGCTGTTGGCATAGGACAGCAGCACCGCATTAGCCCCGGTCAGAGTATTCAGCAGCTTTTCAATCTCGTCCTCCACGCGGGCAAGCTCCATGTTCAGCGCGGTCAATTTGGGATTGACCGTTTCCCGCTTTGCCGTCAGCGTCTGGAACTCGGACAGCTTCTTGACCATCTCGCCGTACAGGAACCTTTCAAATTCCCGTGTACGGAGAGTCCCGCAGCCGTCACAGCTTTTGCTGTCGGCCCGCTTGGAGCAGCGGAGATATTGAACGCCTGTCGGATTGCCGACGCTCATAAGCGCATACCCGCAGCGGCCACACTTGACCTTTCCGGCAAGCCATGTATTCTTTGCCTTGCGCCCGCCTTGGAACGTCTTGTTTGCCATGAGCTTCTTCCGGCAGCGCAGCCATGTATCAGACGATACCAGCCCCTCGCTGGGAGCCAGAACAAGTATCTGATCTTTCAGGTGCTTGTTTTTTCTTTCCTGCACGTCCCGGCCCTGATAGAGATAGCAGCCGTTTGTCCCGGCAAAATCTGTTGCTTCATTGACTACCACCGTACCCTGGCTTTTGAAGAACTCGTACATATCGAGGTCAGCCTGTGCGTAAATGGGGTTTCTTAAAAGCTGAGAGATAAAGCCCCGTTTCATTTCCTTGCCGTAGATCAGGATACCCTCGTCGGCAAAGTAGCGGGCGATGTCCCCGAAAGAGGTTGCGGGCTGGGAGTACATTTCAAACATCAGCTTTGCAATATCTGCCGTTTCCGGGTCAGGCTTCATCATTTTTGTGCG